AGCCCGACTTTAGAGATAAAGTAGCCTCTTTTGGTATTAATGGTGTTGAAAATACTCAAACTAGAAGTTGGACACCAAAGTGGGGAGAACGTGGAACTTATTGGTTAACTAGAAACTATTATTCTCATGAAAATGTAGAAGAACAAATTGTAGTTAATGTCTTACAAAGAGACTCTGCTGGAATCACTAGTGTAAGTTATGGATCTACCACAGAGTTCTTGAACTTCAGTACTTATAACTATGGGACTGCAGTTTGGAAACAAGATATTAATCCAAACAAAAAGTATGGAACTACGTATCACTTCCTAGCGTTTAATAGTTCGTATAATTTACTCAACAGTCAGTGTAGTGGGTATCATCCGACAGATAATCATGCAGCTTTTCCCAACTGGGTATCTAATGGTGATCCAAGTAGTTCTATAGACTATAAAGGACATAAAGGATTACCGTACCGATCAGCCGGATCCGAAAAACTTGATATGATTCATGGAAGTTATGACATTAACCAGAACGCAAGTACTTACACTTATGGGGCCTTAGCAAATGGTAATGGATGGACATATCAGAATAGTAACAAAACACTTTGTACTCTCAATACCAATTACACAAGTTTTGAACTTAACTTGAGAGTATGGAAATCTGGTATTGATCCAAACTTTGTAGTATTTGGATTTGATTATCCTACAGTTTCTGCATCAACTATAAGTGGTAATACAACGACAACTTGGTTCTGGCATAATTTTGAAACCAATGTCTTTGATTTGGATAAAGTCTTCTTAGGTGGGGCCACCACGATAGGTAGAAATAGTTCATATGATACTAGTACCAACCAGCAGGCATATCTTGACTTTTATTGTTACTTATATCCAAGCAATAAAGGTAAGAGATCTGCAATGCGTGGATACTGTAGTTATAATGATAGTACGGAAAGACCGTATGATAGATATAAACCTACGATTGTTGTGAAGGGTACGCATAATGAGACTTCAGATGTGAGAATGTACTTTAGACCCGAATCTGGATTACTTCGTCACGATGACCTAATGAGAGATAATGATGGTAATGTTTATGATGAAATTGATCCTTCCGTAGCTACTAATAATATTATTAAGAATTTGCCTTTAAATAGTAAACTGATGCCTTGTCCTTATTATCTACCAGATGATTTTGGAATTATTCAGTTTGAGTACAATCAAATATATGCAAATATTCAAAGAGGTGATAGAGTAACCATTAGTGGTAGTGAAGTCTGGGAAGTTATTGACGGATCTTATGATACGAATGAAAGTTCCAGAACTACTGGAGTTCTATTCTGTGGGAGGGTAGTCTGATGGCTGATTACGTTTTTCCTGGGTTACAAACGGCAGTTGATGGATCTGTGGAGAATGCAGAATTTGGATCTGCAATTCCAGTTCCAACAGACATTGGTTATACAATTTATCCTACATATGAAGACTTCCAAAACGGAGAAAGGTATACCGATTTTTGGTTAAGTAAAAATATGACGATTGTCTCTGCTGTTGAACCCACAAGACCACACACTGGTCAGATGTACCCACGATTCGATAACTAAATAAAAGAAATTGATTTAAATTATGGCTACTTCGATTAAAGTCTCTGATACTATTGAGAGACTTCCTGCGAATCCATTCGCTTTTGAAGTTCTAAATCTTGCATCAAAACAAAAAACAAACGCAAAGAAGGCTCAGGTACTAAGGGAATATAACGATCCTTCTTTGCAGACTTTATTGATTTGGAACTTTGATGAGAGTGTAATCTCCCTACTTCCTGAAGGTGTTGCACCATTTGCTAGCACTAAAGAACAAACTTCTTATTCTGGAACACTAGGAGAGAGGATTGAAACTGCAGTGAATATGATGAGTGAACTGGGTTCTCAATCCCTTGGTTCTCAGGATCAAGGACAGACTTCTATTAGAAAAGAATACAAATATTTTTACAACTTTATTAAAGGTGGTAACGACGGACTCTCTTCTATGAAGAGGGAGACTATGTTTATCAATATTCTAGAAGGTCTACATCCCCTAGAGGCAGAACTTCTCTTGCTCACGAAGGACCACAGTATACAGTCGAAATATAAAATTAGTAAGAAAAATGTATCGGATGCATATCCAGGAATACAGTGGGGTAATAGATCGTAATTTAGATTCCCCTACACGCTTGACAAAGTAGGTACTCTCGGATATTATAAGTAAGTGACCCCACCCAACAAATGTAGGGCTACTCACACAAAGTGGTGTTACCCACACTACTTGACATACTATTCAATTTTTAGTAGTATAAATACTTAACCTTTTGTCTTTCAGACAATTAAAGTAACAAAAGGTAATACTTAAACGGGACAGTCGAGTCCCTATCCATCTGCGGGTATCCATTCCGCAAGTAAATAAAGGTAACAAAAATGTTTAAATCTGTATTCGCAGCCTCCGCTGCTCTGTTCGCATCCGCCGGCGCTGCCCTTGCAGGTCCCTACGTCAATGTAGAAGCTAATGCTGGTTGGACTGGATCTGATTATGATTCAACGACGACAGACCTTCACGTAGGGTACGAAGGTGCTATTGGTGAGAGCGCATCATACTACGTCCAAGGCGGCGCTAGTGTAGTCTCCCCTGACGGTGGCGAAAGCGATACCGTTCCTTCTGGTAAGGCAGGTCTGGGTCTCGGACTGACTGAAGCACTCGGTGCATATGGTGAAGTATCCTTCGTTGGTTCAGGCGACGAAGATCTTGACCGTGGTTACGGAGCTAAGTTGGGCGTCAAGTACAACTTCTGATCGTTCATATAAAATAAACATCTAGATGTTCGGGGACCCTGACGAGGGTCCCTTTTTAATGGTTAAAATTGTATTAATTGTCTCTATATAAAGAAGTTTTTTTACTAAAATGAAACTCAAAGCAATCGCATCAATCGCTGCTGTCACTCCTCTGATGGTTGCCTGTGGTAGTGGATCGGATAATACTACATTCAGACTTGATGCAGCAGGTGCTACATTCCCTGCTCCTCTTTATACTTCATGGTTTCAAAGATATAATCAAGAGACTGGTAATCAAGTAAACTATCAAGCAGTTGGTAGTGGTGCTGGTGTCCGTCAGTATATTGCTAACACAGTTGACTTTGGTGCCAGTGATGGTGCTGTAAGTGATGAGAATCAGAAGATTCCAATGGTCCACATTCCTATGACTGGTGGTGCTATTGTTCCTGCATATAACTATCCTGGTTGTGAAGTCAAGATGACACAGACACAACTTGCTGATGTATATCTTGGTAAGATTACTAACTGGTCTACCTTTGGATGTGATAGTAAAACTATTGTTCCTGTATGGCGTTCTGATGGTAGTGGCACCACAAAAGGTTTCACTAACTCCCTGTCTGCATTCTCTCCTGAGTGGAAGAAGAATGTCGGCACTGGTAAAGCAGTAGCATGGCCTGCTGGTATTGGCGGTAAAGGTAACAGTGGCGTTGCTGCTGGTATCAAACAACTTGAAGGTGCTATTGGTTACCTGAACTATGGTTTTGTTGTCAACAGTAATAGTTTCCAACAAGTATCCCTGCAAAACAAAGCAGGTAACTATGTCACAGCAAATGCTGAAACATCTGCAGCAGGTCTGTCAAGAATCGTCCTTGACGACCAACTTCGTGGTGCTGATGCTAATCCTGCTGGTGACAATGCATACCCTATTGTCTCCCTTACTTGGATCCTAGCGTATCCTGAATCCAAGACTGGTGTGAAGGAGACTCTTCGTTATATGTTGAGTGAGAAAGCACAAGCAATGTCTGATGGTCTCGGTTACGTTCCTCTTCCTGAGGATCTTCGTCAGAAAGCACTTGATGCTGTTGACACCCTTAACTAAATCTAGTATACTTGGGGGACTTAAAGGTTCCCCTTTTTTTATGAAGAAAAAAGTGCAAAAGATGTTGGAGTGGTTTTATGACGACTCCGACAGAGGAGAACAAAATATCTCTGAATGTAAAAGTATCTATGAGTTAGTAGAGAAACTTCAATGGAGAATGGAATCTTTAGAGAATGAACACATGATTTTGTTGGCAGAAATCAACAAACTTAAATTCGGAGTTTGTGAGACAGAAAGTGATTAGTCATTGCGATATATACTAACGAAGGATGAATCTTTACTATGTCTGAGTTTCCAAAAGATTGGAGATACGCTGATGACCGTATGCAAATGAGAGCAATGGTCTTTCGCGCTCTTAGTCATCATTTAGAAGAACATTGTCGATCAGTTTACGAATTTTGTCATGACTGGGTAAGTCAAGGCAATCAAAATACAAACAACATTGAACACCATTTTCAGAATTATTTGAAGGAGACCAAACGTGAACAGATTTACAAACTTGAAAAATGTCTTGAGCTCAATCCTGATTGGTACTTGCCTATTAGGGACGACTCCAGTTCAAGCTGAAGAAGAACTAACACAAGGTTACTACAGTATGGATGCAATGGGGTGTATGCTACTGGGAGAATGTACCGATGGAGTCAAAGAAATCAATAACCTTTTGGATGTTTCTAGTCAGTATCCTAATACTGATTCCTTTTATCCTATTACTTCTGAGTTCAACTCAATGCTTTCTTCCCTTAACACAATCGGAGTTAAGGTGTTTCTAGCACCAGAGAAGTATTTTCCAGTAGGACATCGTGGTGTCTATCACACTGTCTCTAATAACTTCTTTTTGAACGAAAGATTTATGGGTCGTCCACATATTCTGATGAGTGTGATGCGTCATGAAGGATGGCACGCCGCACAAGATTGTATGGCAGGGACTATTGATAATAGTTTGATTGCTATCATCATGCCTGAGGATAGTGTTCCTCCTATCTGGCGTGAGATGGTAGAAGCAACTTATCCAGAGTCTGCATGGCCTTGGGAAGCAGAAGCATCTTGGGCAGGTAAGACTGAGGCAATGACTGCGGATGCACTAAATGCCTGTGCTGCTGGTTCTATGTGGGAGGTTTACAAACCTACCCCGATGACGTTAGAATGGTTACGTGAAAACAAGTTTGTCAACTGATGGTAAGGACTCAAAAGGCTTTCGAAAAAAACGTCAAGACTCTAAATAAGAAGACTTCGACTACCAAGAAACCTCGTAAGACCAAGAAAGGAGACTTCAAATTTGTCTTTACTAAGTCTAAGGATGATGCACTCTTTCCCCATGTACCTACCTTTCCATGGCGACTTGAAGATCAACGGGAAGGTAAGACTTGTTGGTTTCAATGTCAAGAACATGTCGAGAAATATTTGACTCGATACAAAATGACATCTAAGGAATACAAATGTCAGTTGGACAGTAAGTATGCAGATAATTGACAATCTTCTTAATGAAGAAGATTTTAATACATTACATGACACTATGATGAGTAATGCCTTTCCCTGGTATTGGAGTTGGACCAAGACCAGGGATCCTTTTAATGAAGGTGGCGATCATTGTGTTCATAACTGCCAATTCGTTCATCATTTTTTTAGAGACTTTCAAATATCCACTAATCATTGGTATATTATAAAACCAATTGTAGAATACTTAAATCCTTCTGCCTTTTTAAGAATAAAGGCGAATATAACAATGGCTACACCGCAGATAATAGAAACATATATGCATAAAGATATTAATTATGTAGAAAACTGGAAAACTGCTCTGTTCTATTTGAATACTAATGATGGTTATACTAAGTTTGAACATGGAGAAATAGTTGAAACAGTTGCAAATAGATTAGTAATATTTGATGGAGATACAGAACATTGCGGAACTACACATACAAATTCAAAGTATAGGTCGGTAATAAACTTTAATTATTTTCCTAATATCATACCAGACTTTGAACATCCAGAAGTAGAACCTTATTAGTAATCATGGAACAGCGCATTAGAATGAGGTTTGCATTTGCAATGTCATCATTTGGCAGAATGTTTAAACCATCTGGTATCACTCCAGAAATGAAAGAATTATGTAATCAATGGTCTCAAAATGTTGATGAAGATCCACCCAGAGCAAGTTTGTATCAAGTAGATCGTTACTTCTTAGAACTTTGGAAAACCAGAAAAGAAAACATTATGTAAAAGTTGACGAGTATAAAAAATTATTGTATAATGCAATTCAAGGAAACCAACGCATGACACCTACTATTGACCCGACAGATCCAAGGTACTTTCTACAAACTTCGGATGAACCATATGATAGACATCAATACGTTCTGTCATATAATGGAGAAAAAGAATTGTTATTTGATGATTACGAACATTTGAGATCTTATTGGTTTGAAGCAGTTCGTAATTTCAGTGGGTGTACTGTAAAAGTTTTAGACATCAAAAAGAATAAGAAAAAATCAAAGTCGAAAGGAGGATTTAAATGAAAGTTGGAATGATTGGATTGGGTCGTATGGGCGAGGGTATGTCTCGCCGTATGATGAGGGCAGGCATCGAAGTTTGGGGATATAGAAATAACTACGAGAAAGCATGTGAACAATATGAATCAGGATATATCAGTGGGTGTGCAACTTCACTGGAGTATCTTGTAAAGTCAGTTAAATCTGATAATAAACAATACACTAGTGCTGGTAAAGTTCCTGGTATTTTTCAACTTGTTATTCCCGCAGAATTAGTAGAGGAAACTATCAATGAGTTACTACCATTACTTAGCGACGGGGATATTATTATTGACCATGGCAATAGCAACTTTAAGGATTCTAGACGGAGGGCAGAAAGGCTTTCTAAACTTGGTATCCAATATATTGACTGTGGTACTTCTGGTGGTGTTTATGGTTTGGAGCGTGGATTCTGTCTTATGGTTGGTGGTGCAGATTATGCAGTATCAACCTGTCGTCCACTCTTTGATGCACTCAGTCCAGGAATTGGCGCCGCTCCACGGACCAATGATAAGGACGGGTATGTTCTCTACCCTGAGGAGTATGGATGGATCTACGCTGGTTCAGCTGGTGCAGGTCATTTTGTAAAGATGGTTCACAATGGAATCGAATATGGAATCATGCAAGCATACGCAGAGGGATTTAATATCCTGCATGAAGCTAATGCTGGGTCAGCTTACGTTAAAGAGGGCGATGCTGAGGTTGCTCCGATGGAGAATCCGAGGGATTATCAATATGATATCGACGTTGCTAAAGTGGCTGAGTGTTGGCGTCGTGGTAGTGTGGTTGGGTCTTGGTTACTTGATCTTACCGCTGATGTACTACGCAGCGATAGAGAACTTAGCAAGTTCGATGGGGGAGTATCAGACTCTGGTGAAGGGCGTTGGACTGTTCACGCTGCTGTGGATCTTGGTGTACCCGCTCCTGTCATCAGCAGTGCGTTGTTTGCACGTTTTGAGTCGCGCCGTCTTGGTGCTTTCACTGCCAAGGTTCTGAACGGTATGCGTGCCATGTTTGGTGGCCACGATGTAAGATGAGTATTAAATAGACATATAATCATTATACTTGCAATGAATTTGTTTCTACGCCCGTTAGAAGACCCAAACGGAGTCACCTGGTCAATCATCTGGTGTCTCGTTATTCTTTTATCGGGCGTTGCTTATTACATATACACCATTATGAAAATGGCGTATGCGGAACTTGAAGAGGATGAGAATGATCACGGTAAAGGATGATTTTTTATCACCCGAAGAACATGAGACCGTTCTTCAGTATTGTTTATCGTCGATGTATACTTATGGAGAAACTGATACCAAAACCACTCCACCTATAGGTATGATACATGAGATTGAAGAAAAGAAAATATGTGAGTTATTTAAATCTAAAACTCAGATTCTTGCTGGAGATCTTAATTTAGAAAGAGTATATATAAATTGTTTTTCTTCCAGTGAAAATCCATATTTCCATATTGATGGTCTTAAAGGTCTCACTTTTTTATACTATCCGCAAAATAATTGGCATATAAATGACGGGGGAACCACAGAGTTCTTTCTTGAAAAACAAATTTTAGGTATTCTGCCAATACCAAATAGAATAGTTTACTTTGATGCAAATATAGAACATCGTGCAACTCCCTTCAGAGATCGTCATAGATTTACAGTTGCAATAAAATATAAATGATCAGAACTGAAGATAACTTTTTAACAACAGAAGAGAATAAATTTGTACTTGATTATTGTTTGAGTGCAAAATTTCGTTATGGTTCAACAGATAATCCATCAACTCCACCAACAGGAATGGTTTCGGATATCTTTAGTGGGAGTGAGATGTATAAATTCTTTCAAAGTAAAGTTGAAAGATATTTGAACGGTCTAAAGATATATTGGGTGTCGGTGAATGTATTTGTACCGGGAGAGATTCCATACTTCCATACGGATTGCGATCAGGGAATAACATTCATTTATTATCCACAGAGAAATTGGCATATGAATGATGGAGGAACAACAGAATTTTTTGTTGACAATCAAATTATAGGTATTCTTCCAATTGAAAATAGATTGATGTATTTTGATGCGAACATACCACATAGAGCAACTGCATTTAGAGATAGATATAGATTTACAGTTGCATTGAGATGTAATAAAGAAGGATTTAGAAAAGATATATATCAATAGATACGAAAAAAACTATGGGCGCAATGACACCACCAAGCAGGAAGAGCTGCTACAACTTTAGAGTAACGGAGATTAATCGTGTTCTTGATGGCGATACTATCGATGTCACTATTGACCTCGGGTTTGATTTATACAAGAAAGAAAGAGTTAGAGTTGCAGGCGTTGATACGCCAGAGAAGAGGACCAGAAACTTAGAGGAGAAGGCACTTGGAATCGACGCAACCAACTGGCTCAAAGAAAAACTGGAGAGTACTATCGCTGGTGATGATGAGTTGTCTGTTAGGACTGAACTTGTTGGTGGCGTCGGTAAATATGGGCGTCTTCTTGGTTGGCTTTACATTGGGGACAGCGACTTGTCCCTCAACGAACAAATGATTACTGAAGGTTATGCTCACGCCTATGATGGAGGCACGAAGGATATGAACCTTGAAGCACTAAGAGAGATTCGTAGAGCACATGGCACGTTAGTAGAGTAACCTAGAAGGATAAATTTCTAAATAGTTTTGCCTTACTGCTGATCCATGCCAGAAGAAATTAAGAAGGAAGATCCCAAGAAGAAAGGTATTCTTGGGAAGATGAAGGAGGCAGCAAGTGACAAAGAAGAGCAACTTGATATTCTTTCTACTTTTGTTAGACTTGGCATCCTTGTTTGGAGCGGCGGAATACTCACGCTGGCGTACATCCAGTTACCACCCGTACTTGGTATTCCAGAACAAAAACTAGATCCAACTTTTATCGCGAGTGTCTTTACTGGGGTGCTCGCGACTTTTGGTGTCCAGGCAGCAAAGAAAGGTGGCAATGGAAATGGTAATGGATCTTCCACTGGTGGTGGCATCACCAAAGAACAGATGGAAAGATTGATTGAAAAAGCAGCACAGACTGCACCTTCACAGACTATTCGTCTTGAGCAGGGACCAATCAAAATTTCTACTGACGACTCATACAAAATGTAACGGAGAACAAAATGCAAAAAGTAATTAACGTACTTTCAATTCTTTCATTTGTTGTATCTGGTGCCGTTGTAGGTACTGGTGCATATGTTTATGTGAATAAAGATTCACTTATTGAACAAGCAAAAGAAGCAGCAACTAAGGCAGCAACAGAAGCAGTCGCTGGCGCACTTCCTGGTATGATTGATGGTGCTATGCCAGAACTTCCTGGTGCTACTGGTGGTGCTATTCCTGCTATGCCCTCTACAACTGGTGGTGCTATTCCATTTGGTATGTAATCATGGAAGGCAAAAAACCACCTCTATTTAAAATAGTTATTGGTAGTGTTGGAGCATTAGTTGCTGTAGCGCACATAGGTTTACTTGGTTATGTGATTGATACCACAAGAAAACCTCAGATTCCTATTATCAATATTCCTAAAGGTGATTATTCATCTTATAGAATTAAAGGTAGTAAGGATGGATATGAGGTTGAGTATCGTGCAAACGATCCTGCTATCCTTGAGTCCCAAAAATCTTTATCCCTGGATAAAAATAATAAAGGATTCTTTGGTGGTAACACCACTGAGGTTAGACGAGAGTGGCGTAGTGATCAATTCACTATGGACGGCACACGCAACCTAGGAGGTGCTGTGTTAGACGGCGAGGGAAAGTCTGCAAAAGACATAGAGTGCATCGTGGCGGACGCTGGCGCACGGAGTCAAGGTGCAATGGCAGGTAGTGCTATTGCTGCTGGCGTTGCTGTTCCTGCTGCTGTTGGCATCCCATACATTGGATGGTTAGCCGGTGGTTGGGCATTACTCTTAGGTCAGAAAGCAGGATCAAGTCTCGGTTCTACAGTTGGTAGTGTATTTAATGATTGCTGATGGACATACCTAATATTAATATACCGAATAATAATATTCGGATTGCTGATATTCGTGATTTAAATATTAATGTAATGCCTGATTGGGTAACTAATCCCCCACAAGCAGTTCCAATTTACCCACCCGTGACTTCGCAGGTGGGTATTCCTATTGTTAATATACCAGGGTGTGTTGAGTCTCATAGGGATAGTAGTGAGAATCAAACACTCAAAGAAGAAGATAGAGATGGTGTACAAGTATTCTGTGATGCAGGAACACCTAGTTATAATCCAATAGATTATGATCCACGTAGGTTAACGATAACAAATGAGGATCCACCACCTCCACCAATCATTCCACCAGATACAAAAACACCAGAGACTCCTGCTACACCAGCACCACCTAAAACTGATGCTGCAAAAGCAGAGTGTCCTAGTAGAGCACAAGAATTAAAAAACCCTGTAGGAAAAATCCTAGAGGGTAATAAGAAGATTACTGGGTATGAGACAGTCGGAAAAGAATGTCTCCCTGTATTTGAAAACCTTACAATACCTGATCAGATTGTACAGAACATACCATCAGCAGGTATGATAACTGTTACCGCCTCAATTGCTGTAGTTGCGACGACCTCTGCACTGCTCGCAAAGCCTCTTGCTGATCTTTTGTTAAAAGTGGTGAAACCTGTGACGAAGAAGGTTGTGAAGAAGATTGCTGCCTTACGGGGTAAGAAACCCCCTGTGTTGTCTGCTGCTGAGAGGAAGGCGGAGCAACGGGATCGGAACCGGGCGATAAAGATCTTACGTTCGGCACTGAAACCGAAGGGATAGAGTGACGATGTTGCTTGACGGTATTAACATTATTAACTACCACGTCCGCACATATTTTTCTATAAGGGCTGCGTGGATGAAAAGAAATTCCTTGCTGCATTAACTGACCACAATTCTTAAGTCTAGCCAATTCAAAGTCTAATCTTTTATTAGCAAGCATCTGTCCTTGTAAAGCAATCTGAGTATCTGCTGCTTGCTTACAACGCTCTTGCATTCCACCATCAAGTGGGAAAGAGATGGTTGCAGATAAACCAAGACTGGTGCTGTAATTTCTAGTGTCACCAGTTCTTACTGGTTTTTTCCAGAGTTCTGCTCCAGGATTATCAGGCACACCATCACCCATCATTTCCATAGTGGTGATAGTCATGTCTGCACCATCCTCAAAGGCACGAACAGTTTCACCTTCTGAGTTAGTGTAGGTTCTATTATCATACCAAGATTCCCATGGCCAGTTCTTGACATTCTTTTGAACTTCTACCATCTGACCTTCAAAATCTCTATTGTCATACTGAGGTTCCATGTAGTGTGTCTCAAATGGATCCTTCTCATTACGAGCATGAGTAATGAATGGTGTTATGTTAGCAGTAGGTCCTTGACATGCGATACCACCACCATATTGGTTAGTGATATATGGTCCTTGCAATACCTGAATAGCTTGGTTCGTAACTGAGCCTGAACTATTAGCTATCGGATTTGCTGTTGCACTTACACCCCCGACATCTGCTGCATGTGCAGGGGCAGTTACAACCGCAGTCAGGGCAGATAGACATAATACTTTTATTGGGTAAAGATACTTGTTGTGTCGGTTACGCTGGTAACCTCTGTGGTTCTTTGGATCACAGTTTGATTCGTTACACCCGGTCCCATATAAGTCTGAGTGAACTGGAATGCTGCTCCCGGTTCTGCGATTGTGAAACTCTGTCCATTTAAATCGAGACCAGAGTTGGCGCTTGTTACTTGCCCCTCTGTTCCTCCTAATGGATTCACGATTACTGAGTTTGTCGTTGGATTCGGACTGAGGGATTGTCCCCCGTTGGTCACGTTTGTTCCCGATACTGAATACTGCCATCCTGTTGCATAATCTATAGAGTTAATCGTTTCAGTCACCTTCGATGTTGTCTCTGTGTGACTAGTCATGGATCCCTGGCTGAAGTTTGGGACCACTGGGACCGCCAGGGCAGTTGCAGGTATGACACTTGCAACCACCACACTCATTACATACCAAAAGATTGTCCTTCCAGAAGTCATGATTTTTGACCTCCATTTATTTAGTGTAGAATAGTAAGTTCACTTACGAATTGACCAGTAGCATTTGTACCAGAACCACCAGCAGTTAAACTAATTACACCCGCAGTTGTAATACCACCATCAAGATCGCCAACAACACCAGCAGCAGTGGAAGTAATATTTCCAAAGTTTGCTACAGCACCAATAGTTGGTGCAGAAGTTGGGATTGCATCGCCTTGTGTATAAGACTGTGAATAACTAAAAGCACTTCCTGGGTTATCTTGAGTGGCAGCAATAGTGCCAGGAGCCATTATTCCACTAGTAATTGCACCAGTAGAAATTGTGTTAACTGTGGTTCCGTCAGTAGTATCTACACCACTACCAGAAACAGAGTATGTACTTCCTAGTCTTGTGACATTGGTAGCAGCAGCATCAACGGTCAATTGAACACTAGAAGATAACTTATGAGTAAGAGCACCTGCATTCGCTGCTGGTGCCGTCATCAGTAACATTATGAAGGGTAAAAACCTTTTCATATGATTTACCAAAGAGGTATGTATGCCTATTTAGAAAGTTGATACTGTTCAAATAGTACTTTTTAATAATTTAGAAATTAATATCCATTTCAAAAATTTTATCAGATCCTGAACCTAAGAAATGAAGTTTGTATCCATTGGGTGTATTAACAACACGAACATCTTCTGGAACTGATTCAAATGATGTTGTGTCTATTGCTGCCATAAATGTCACTGTGCTAGTAACATCAAAGGGAGTTGAGAGTGTAAAGTGTCCAATTGTATCAGTAGAATTTCCACAAGTAAATATAGCTTTTCCATCAGGAGTAAAGTCAAAACCTTTTAATGCTGGGTCTGATGAAGTAAGAGATGATGATACCCCATCATAAGTCATTACAGTTAAACCTCTACCTAAAACATATGGTGTGGCAAGACTCCATTGATATATCCTATCATCAGTTCCATCCAAAACATAACACTTTGTTCCATCAGAATTAAACCTAAATGATACTGGAAAGTCGCTGGCACGAGCTGTCAAATCTATACAACCATCAGCAAAACTTGATAACTCGTATGCAGTTGTTAACGGAATTGATACTGCTTTATCATATGAGGAAGAAAATCTATCCAGAAATGTAATTGTAGTTCCATTACCATTAAATCTACAACCACTTGGAGTAGCAAAATAATTTGTTAAATAAGCGGTTCCAGTGGGAGCATCGTCCCACTGGGCTGGTGATAAATCAAGTGTTGTGTAGAGTGTAGCTGTTGATGAATCAAATCCTGTGCTTAGGTCATATTCTCTGACTGTATCTGCATCATAATCAATAACTACCAACTTTGTTCCGTCAGGATTAAAATCAAAGTGTGCTGGATTTAATGTTCCTAATGATGTTCCTGAAATATAGGTTACTGTTGACGATAGATCAAATCCAGTGCTTAAAGTCCATTCATGAATTTGGTCACTACCATTGCCAATAACAAACATTTGTGTTCCATCAGCATTAAATCCTACATCATAGGGATTGCTCTCATATGATGTAGTAGTGAAATTTGTTCCCTCAGTTATTGTTCCACTTGTAACATCATATGCATTTGACACACTATACTCAACAACTGCATCTGTACCATAGTCAACTACAAAAAATTTGGTTCCATCATTATTCCACCGTAAACTATATGGAGTTGTAAGACCATCTCCACCAAGACTATATGCACCATTATACCCATCAAGAGTTCCAACATCATATGCAGTTGACAATGAAAATTGTTGGATATTGTCATCACCAAATCCAATTAAATATAATTTTGTGCCATCATTATTAAATTCAAATCCTCTTACACTTGCATCCGCACTACCTATACCGAAAATATTATCTAATCTTTTGCCTATTTGTTCATATCCAGGAACCAACCGATTCGCCAGATTATCGTTTGCACTGGTTGTTATCGTCCACGGAGTTCCCATTGTGAACTGGTTTATAGTATCACGTCCAGTCCCTCCAAAATAAAGGTATCTTCCATTTGGGGATACTTCTAGTGAATAGGTACTGGTCTCGTAAGGGGCACAGTTAAAGATAGCTTGCTCACTCGATCCTGATGTATTAAAAGGAGAGGTACACTGAATATGTTTAATAAAATCACCACTATATGTGATATACAAATGAAGTCCATCTGGTGACCAAGCAAATCCTTGTGGAGTCGTTAATCCAGTGGTGTATAAGTTTGTTTGCTCCATTCCCACTTTCTTCAATCCTGCTTGGGATATAGCAGCAATTCTTATATTATCCGCGCTGTCATACATTCCAGAAGATCTTGATTCAAAATCCTCTCCTGTAATAAGACCTCTTGCCTTTGACATTATGATATATCCTCATATCCAATAACAAGTTCGAGATCGCTTGCTGCTGATGCAACTGCACGAATAGAGTCACCTTCTTCTAAGTAAAAATATGTATCCTTTGCACACAAAATTTGAGTTGCTTTTGCAGGAACAGAAATTACCTTCGCAATATATCTATCTGTTGAACCATCGTAAATACTGATACTAATATCAGCAGCATTTGTGCCGTCAACATTTGCACAAAGGATACTATTAATTTTCAATACTTTACCACTAGAAGAAGCATTGCTCAATGCAGCATCAATAGATGCTGTAACCGCATATCGGGCGGTTTTGCCTGTAATTGTTGTTGGACTTTTTAAATTTGGTGCAGTCATGTTTTTATCTCCCTATTACTATTTAGAATATCATTCCCATGATTACTGGATCTGGACCTGAACTACCACCGCCACCACCAGATGAGGCAATAGTAACA